GAACCTTGCGCTTCACGGCAACGCATACGCATTCATCGAGCGCGACGGAACCGCCGCCGTCACCAAATTGGTTCCGATTCACCCGCTACGGGTTGAAATCAAAGTTGTCGACGGCGAAAAATATTACCACGTTGACAAAAAAGAGGTTTACGCCGATTTCGAAATGATTCACGTTTGTGGATTGTCGTTCGACGGCATGGTCGGTATTTCACCGATTAAGGCCGCCCGCGAAACCTTTGGAATTGGTTTGGCGGCAAACCAGTTCGGCGCACAATTTTTCGGCAACGGCGCAAACGTCGGTGGCGTGTTAACGCACCCCGGACGTTTGTCGGACGACGCATACGTTCGAATCAAAAATTCGTGGGCGAATTCATACGGCGGTTTGGGCAACGCCCACAAAACCGCAATTCTCGAAGAGGGGATGAAAATCGAGCGCATGACGATTCCGCCCGACCAAGCGCAATTTTTGCAAACACGCGAATTCCAAGTCGAAGAGGTTGCCCGCTGGTTTCTTATTCCGCCGCACATGTTGGGCGATTTGAAAAATTCCGCCACGCGTGCGAACGTCGAGGAACAAGGTATTCAATTTGTCCGCAATACGATTCGCCCATACGCCGTGCGTTGGGAACAAGAATTCACGTTGAAATTGTTTGGTTTGGAATCGCCGTTTTTCGTCGAATTCAACCTCGAAGGTTTGTTGCGTGGTGACATCAAATCGAGATACGATGCGTACGCCGTCGGCCGCCAGTGGGGTTGGTTGTCGGTGAACGACATTCGCAAAAAAGAACAATTGCCCGACGTCGATGGTGGCGACGTGTACCTCCAGCCGTTGAACATGGTGAACGCCGGTCAAGATCAAAGCATTTAAAACGATGCCTTGGACTGATTACCCGCAAGCGGCCACGGACAACGCGCAACGTGCGTTGAAACATCGCGAGGAAAACGATTCGCAATGCGGCACCGCCGTTGGTTGGGAAACCGCCCGAATTTTGTCCGAACGCGAGGCCGTGTCGGTTGAACGTCTGCCGCGCATTTATTCGTTTTTATCCCGCGCCAAGGTTTATGACCAAGGCGATTTTTTCGATTCCGAGGGGAACGAAATATGCGGTTCGGTCATGTACGCGGCATGGGGCGGTGACGAAATGTTGGTTTGGGCCGAGGAAACGTACAAAGAATCCGAGGAATACAAGCGCGAATTGCGCGCCGAGGGCGAACGCGTTTCGTTTGATTACGATGGCACGTTGACCACGGCCGAGGGCAAAGAGTATTTGCAAAAGGAATTGGAATCCGGTTCCGAGGTTTACATTATTTCCGCCCGCAACGATGACGCCGAGTTGATCGCGTTCGGTGAGGAATACGGAATTCCCGCATCGCGCATTTTCGCGACGGGGTCTAACGAGAAAAAAATTGAAAAGGTGAACGAATTGAACATTGTTCGTCACTACGAAAACAACGACGACGTGTTGGCCGAAATCGGCGGCGTCGGCGTTAAGGTAGGGACGGACGCACGGGCAATGCCCGACGACCTCGAATTAGGCGATTTCGTGCGTTGGAATTCGTCAAACGGGTTCGCGTATGGTCGCGTCATTGAAATCGCAATGGACGGCGAATTAGAGGCCGATTCGGGCTTTGTGGTAACGGGTACGCCCGACGACCCCGCCGCAAAAATCCGTGTGTACGAATTCGACACCGAAATCGAGGCATACGTCGAACAACAACCGCCGTTGAACGTGGTGCATCGTTTTTCCACATTGGAGGAATACGACGCCGACGTTCGCAAAAACGTTCCCATCATGGAACGCCGTACCACAACCCAACGCGCCGACGTTATGGGTCAAACGATTCGCGGTTATGCGGCCGTATTCAATTCGCCGTCCGAGGATTTGGGCGGGTTCATTGAATACATCGCGCCGGGTGCGTTTGATTCCGTTATGAACGACGACGTTCGCGGGTTCTACAACCACGATTGGAACTACCTACTTGGTCGCGTATCGTCGGGAACGTTGCGCCTTTCGGTCGACGAAAAGGGTTTAATGTACGAAATCGATTTGCCGAACACGACATACGCCAACGATTTGGCCGAATTGATGCGCCGCGGTGACGTCAATCAATCGTCGTTCGCATTTATGATCGAATCCGACAAATGGGAAATCAAAAACAAACAAAACGTTCGTACAATCACGAAGGTTTCGCGTTTGATTGACGTTGCGCCCGTTGTTATTCCCGCCTACCCCGCCGCCACATCGCAACTGGTGTCGCGCGCATTAAACGTTGACGAGGTCGTCGACGTACCACAAACCGAACCAATTGGTTTGGAAGCAGAAAACGTGAACGAGGTCGAACGGCCGAATTTGCGCTCTTTAATTCTACGAATTATTAACCTCAATTCATAAATCATGAATTCAATCCAACTGCGCGAAAAGCGCGCCGCGTTGGTCAACGAAATGAATCACATCGTTGCCGCCGCACAAACCGAAGGCCGTTCGCTGAACGCCGAAGAAAACCAAAAGTTCGATGCAATCGAGAACGACGTTCGCGCCCTTGGCGAGAGTGCCGAGAAAATCGAGCGCGCCGAGCAAATGAAAAAGGAAATTGCCGCTGGACGTGAGGCCCGTGCCGAACAAAAGGAAATCACCAAGCGTGAGGCATTTTCTAAATACCTTCGTCATGGCCTTGCCGGTCTGAACAACGAAGAGCGTTCACTCGTTGAACAACGTGGAACCGACCCACAATTGACGACCCCAGCATCTGCCGGTGGTTACCTCGTTCCCGAAGATTTCTCGTACGCGTTGAGCGTTGCGACGAAGTTCACCGGTGAGGTTGAGCGTCTTGCGCAAGTTCTGAACACCCAAAGCGGCGCAACGTTGCCTTATCCAAAGGTTGACGACACCAGCATCGTTGGTGCTATCTTGAGCGAAGGTTCTGCCGACGTTGTAAGCGACATGACGTTTGCCGCGTTGAACCTTGGTGCCTACACCTACTCGTCTAAAATCGTAAAGGTTTCTTACCAATTGTTGCAAGACGCCGCCTTCGACCTCGACGCATTCCTCGTTGACGCCCTTGGCACGCGTATCGCACGCGGACAAAACGCGCATTTCACCACGGGTGACGGATCAAGCAAGCCAACCGGTATCATCACCGCTGGTTCATCTGCCCTCACTACCGCAAGTGCAACCGCAATCACGGCCGACGAAATCTTGACCCTTATCCATAGCGTTGACAAGTCGTACCGCAATTCTGCTTCGTTCGCTCTTATGGGTGCCGATTCAACTGCCGCCGCTATCCGCAAACTTGGTGTTGGTTCATCTAACGATTTCCCCGTGTTTATCCCGGGTATGGCCGCTGGAGAACCCGACCGCGTATTCGGTGTACCATTCTACGTCAACAACGACATGGCCGCTATCGCTTCAGCCAACAAACCATTGGTTGCCGCTGATTTCAGCAAGTACGTTGTTCGCAATGCTGGTGGCGTTCAAATGCTTCGTTTGAACGAGCGTTACGCTGACGCCTTGTTGGTTGGTTTCATTGCGTACAAGCGTTCTGACGCTGGTGCAATCAATGGTTCTGCCATCAAGTACATCACTATGAAAACTGCCTAATCGAATGGAAATTCGATTCCTCACAACCTTGGTTGGTAACGGGTTTGCATATCGCTCGGGCGAGGTGCATACCCTTACCGCCGAGGCGGCGATGGAGTACGTTGGCGCGGGTTTGGCGGAAGTTGTCGCCAAGCCCGCCGCCCAACGGGCTGAACGCGCCGTTCCAAAGTCAAAGACGGAAAAACGCTAAACCATGAACGCACAAAAAACCATTCAAATTGTCACGCCGCCCGCGTCGGAACCATTAACATTGGCCGAGGTTAAGGAATTTTTGCGCGTTGACCATTCGGATGACGACGCAACGTTGGCCATTTTCATCACGGCCGCGCGTCAATTGTGCGAATCATACACCCGAATGGCGTTGTTGCCAACGACATTTGAGGAATTCTTTGACGATTTCCCGCAGTATTCGGGCGATTACAAAGACGAAATTCGTTTGTCACGTTCGCCGGTGTCGGCCGTGACCTACGTCAAATACATTGACGGAAACGAAACCACGATCACGGCGAACGCCGCTGATTACAAAATTGACACGATTTCGCGCCCCGCGCGTATTTCACCCGACAACGGATGGTTCGGCACATACGAAACCATCAACGCCGTGTTCGTGCGTTACGTTGCGGGATTTGCCAACGCCGCCGCCGTTCCCGCGCCGTTGAAACACGGCATGATGCTCGTCATTGGCGACATGTACGAAAACCGCACGGATTCCGTGAAGCGTTTGCCAACGGCGTCGGAATATCTTTGGAATCCATACCGCGTTTTTGAGTTCTAAAATGAACCCGGGCGATTTCGACCAGCGCATCACGATTCAAACGTTCGTTCCAGCGGAATCGAACACAACCGCCGTTGTCGATACATTCGAACAACGTGTGACCAACGATTTCGGCGAATTGGTTTCGGAATCGTGCGTCGTCGACGCGATTCAAGACGAATTGGGTGGCGTCGGTCAAGATTATTTCGGACAACGCGTTGTTGATTTCGAAACGTTGGCGTCGGTGTGGGCGAAGGTCGAGGAGAAAAGCGGTTCCGAAGGGGAAACGTCCGACCAAATAGTCGCCACACGCAAGGTTCAATTTTTGATTCGCTGGCGTAACGACATCAACGAACAAATGCGGATTTCGTACCGCGGTCAAATTTACGAAATCGAATCCATCATCAACGCGGACGCGCGCCGTCATACGATGCGAATCCATACCAAATTGTCGGACTGATGGCACGGACGTACAAACACAAAGGTGGTGACGTCGGTGGCATTGGTATCGATGGTGCCGAAATGAACCGCGAATTTTCGCGTGTGCTGAACGAACTATCCAAATTCGCACACGCCATCGACGCACGCGATTTGGGCAAACTACAACGCGACGCAATGCGTATCACACGCGATGCGATGAAGGCCGAAATCGAGAACGCCGACAAAACCATCAAGGTGTACCGCAACGGCGGTTTGTATGCGGAAATCCAGCCGGGAACATTGGCCAAATCAATTGGTATTGGCAAGGGCAAAACGAATGGCCCCGCGCGTTTGTTTTCCGCATATTGGGTCGGCCCACGCGTAAAGGGCGCATTTGCCGACCCCGAAAAGGGCGGTTGGTTCGCGCATTTCATCAACTACGGAAACATCAAGTCGGGGCGGTACGGCGGTTCAAACTTGGGTTTCGCCGATCGCGCCAAAGCGCGCACGATGGCATTGGTGACGGCAAAGTTCACGGCCGACGCAAAGGCATACATTGAAAATGAATTCAACAAATCGGTGCAATGATTGGTAAAGTAATCAAATCAAAGTTCACGACCGATGCGAATTTGAATTCGTTGTTCGGTGGCCGTGTTTTTCCGTTGGTCGGCGCACAAGCGCAACCAACGCCGTACGCCATTTACGAGGTGATAAACAACACGCCGTCCCGAACCAAAGATTCGGATTCTCACATTGATTCCGTCGACGTGCGAATCACGCTTATTTCCACGAACTATTCCGATACCGCAACCGGCATCGATTACGTTCGTTCCGCATTCGTTCGTATGCGTGAAATTATTTTGGACGTTGCCGTCCAAAGTTGTAAATTTGAAGGTGAAAGGGATTTGTTTTCGGACGACGAACGATATTTCGCCAAACAAGTTGATTTAACATTCAGAATCATTAAGTTATGATCAAAATTGAATTGAAAAAAGATTGGGAAGTGATGCGCGAGCGCGTCATTCTCAAAGGTTCGTTCGTCATGGTTCCGTATCATACGGCCGAACAACTCAAAGCCGCCGGATTCATCGTTAGCGACGAAGACGACGCAAAACCCGAAATTAAAACCCCTAAAACTAAATAATCATGCCCGCATCTACTGCCATCATGAACGCAACCGACGTACTGATTCAATTCAGCACGGACGGCACTACCTTCGACGAGGTTGGACGTATGACCAACGCGTCATTGTCAATTTCAATGGAAACCCGCGACACATCAACCAAAGATTCAGCCGGATGGCGTGAACTTTTGTCGGGCCAACGCTCATGGTCTTTGTCCGGCGACGGATTGGTTGTGTACTCACTTACGAGTGCCGACGGATATTCCGACCTTTTCGGTTACCTTAACGGACGCACGAACCTTTACGTCAAGTTTGGTTCAACCGCAAGTGGCGAAAAATACTACTCGGGCCGCGGATTCATCACCTCACTTGACCAAGAGGCGGGTGTTGAGGACAACGCAACGTTTTCGTTCTCGTTCGAGGGAACTGGCGTACTTGCCGAAACGGCGAACGCCTAACAATTAACGGGGGCGGAAACGCCCCCATTTTTTCTTTTTTATGGTTGAATACATCGAAACAAACAACAAGCGTTTTCCCGTACGATTCGGGTTCAACGCATTGCGTGAATTTTCACGCGTGACCGGAATGCCGTTGGCGTCTTTGTCAAACCTTCAACACGACATCACCCTTGACCAAGCGATCACCTTGGTTTGGTGTGGTTTCAAAGACGGCGCACGCAAAGACAAAATGCCATTCAAAATGGCGGTTGACGACGTCGCTGATTTACTTGACGACGACAACACAATTTTGGAAAAGGCGTTCGACATTTTCGGTCGGCAATTCAACACCGAAGAAGAAAAAAAATAACGGGCCAAAGCATCGACGGCAACGCCGATTTTGAAATACCTACATGGGACACGATTGAAGCGTACGCATTTGGCCAAATAGGATTGACGCCGTCGCAGTTTTACGATATGACCCCGCGCGAGTTTGCGAACACGTCGCGGGGTTTTTCGGAAAAACTGCAACAACAATACCGCGCCGATTGGGAACGGGCGCGGTGGATCGCGTCGGTCACGATTGC